GCCACCCAGGCGTTCAATCCACCGACGTGCATCAGCCTGTGCATCGGCCAATTGCTGTGCCTCGCGTTCTTCCCGACGTTTGTGAGAGCTACGGGAGGAAAGAAACCAGGCGCCTCCACCAATTGCCAGCGCAACGAGCAAAATTCCCACTATGATCATCGCTTTCTATAGATAGGTCCGTTCCTCTTATAACAACGGCTCAGGCGCCAGCCTAGTTCCCTATTTTCTTTTTTGGCCGCGGTTGCGCTAAAGTATGGCCCAGCGTTGAGATAGCGCGCTGTGGGAATGTCGTATAGTGGCTAATACCTCAGCCTTCCAAGCTGAAGACGCGGGTTCGATTCCCGTCATTCCCTCCAGTTGTAAGCTGCACTAACCGCCTATTCTAGCTGGTTGGTGCAGCTTTAGTCGATCCACAAGTCGAACCAACTATGCCAGTGGGCCTAAATCCTCCCACACTGCATAAGTTGCAGCAGACGGAATCCAACCAGCGTGAGTAGTGTGGTCTAACTTCGCCCGCCACAGGTGACCATCATGGGTGTATTCCTCCCCCGTCTTCACGGAGAGACCTACAGCCCACTCTTTGTGCCCAGAATCACTACCGGACGATTCCACAGGGCTAGGCGTAGCAGGCCGCTCTTTATCCGTGCTGTCATTCTCTTGGCCTGTCTCATCTTCCACCCAGTAGCGCTCATCAATTCCGGGCGCTCCTGGTTCCCACACATTGAGTGTGTCGCCAGTGGGGTCGAGTACGTCACGCCAAACCTTGCCGCCGTGGTGGGTCTTGTCGCCATAGCGGTAGTGGGTGGACTCGCGTAGCGGGTGCCATGTCTCCCATTCGCGTATCTCGCTGCCTGACTGCACGGCAGGCTTTTCCACTAGCTCCGGGTGCTCTTCCGCGAGCTGCTACGTAATCTTTGTCGCGGTCTCTGCTTCTGCTTCCTGCTTCGCCTGCTCAATCTCTGGTTGGGCGGCGCGCCGGTTCTCTTCTACGGTGACAACCCACGACTTAATCTCTTGGAAATCCGCATCGTCTAGCTGCCTGATTTGGTCTTGCAGTTCAGCTACGGTCATTTAACCTCTCCTAGTTGATTGGGGTGAATCGCAGGCCCAGTGGTTTGTAGTAATTGTCGCCAGGGATCTGTACGTACACGTCGCTTTTCGCAGCGGACGAGAACTCCGCAATGTACGACATGGTTCCCTTGGTCACAGACCCCACGGATTTTCCGCTCACGTAGAGGGAAGCGGAGAAGTCGTGCTGGTTGATGAGTTCTACGAGCCATTTGCCTGCCGGTGGGCTGACACGCGACCAGTTGACGCCCGCCCACGGGTCGCCGGATTCTAGCCACTGGTTCGGGTTCCTATTTGAGTTAGGGTCTGTGGATGCTTGCAGGGTACGGGTGCCGTATCGGTCTACAACTACACCGCTACTGGTGACGCGGTAGATGGTGTGGGTCTGCGCCACCTGGATATAATCCCCGGTCTGCGCCGCACTAGCCTTAGCTGCCACGTCGGATTCTTTAGATACTGTCCACGTAACCCCCACAGTGCGGGCTTTCTCCGCAGCAACAGCCGTAGCCAGCTGCTGTTTCGTAACCTCACCGGGAGGCCCCATCGGGCCGGACATTGCAGACACATCAGAGCCGATAGTCCACACAATGATTCCACTATATTCTACCCCGGGATTTAGCCCCACCCACGTAACCATTCCCGTCGGCATAACGTTAACGTGTGCGGTACCGCCCGCGTCGGCGAATACAGTTCCATAGACGGGCTGCGCGGGCCGTATATCCTCCGGCAGGTACTCATCACCAATCACTAATCCATAAGGTGAGGATTGCGAGGTTGTAATAGACTGCACAGTTAATACAGCTGCTCCGCCGTTCCACTGTAAATACCAGCCGACTTGAACATCAGGGTTAGAATCGGGAATCATTTCACCACGAGGTAGTGGCACAACTTCGCCCGGTTCCACTGACCCCTTGGGGCCCTGAATCCCTCGCGGGCCTTGGTCGCCTTTAGGGCCAGTCAACGAGGGGGAGGTCTTACCATTCACGGTGAGCTTATCCCCAGACCAGCTTGTGCTGTTGGCGATGTTTGCGGCACGGTCAGCATCAGACTTTGCGCTCGAAGCGCTACCAGCAGCAGCACTAGCAGACTTCGCCGCATTCCCCTCCGACGTGGCTGCATTCGATGCACTAGATGATGCCGCCGACGCACTACTCTTCGCCCCACTAGCAGATGATGCCGCGTTATTTTCAGAGGTCTTTGCAGAAGACTCACTATTTTTTGCAGCATTAGCGCTCAATAGCGCGTTAGTTTCAGAGGTTTTAGCGGCGCCTGCGCTATTGGCCGCGTTTGCCGCTTGGGTGTTTGCTTCATTGGCTTTGGATGTTGCCGTTTGGGCAGATGTAGCGGCAGTGGTGGCACTACCCTCTGCTTTGGCGGCATTCGTTGCAGCAGCACTAGCACTGTTAGCGGCGTTAGTTTCGGAGGTTTTAGCAGCAGATGCGCTGGTCTTCGCATTGGCTGCTTGGGTGGTCGCTTCACCTGCTTTAGTAGTAGCGGTTTGGGCGCTTGTAGCAGCTGACTTAGCGCTCGCGGCAGCATTAGATGCGGCAGTAGTAAATTCCGTGCGCACACTATCAGCAGCACTCTTCGCGGCGGTAGCGGCTTCCGCTTTCACCACGTCTTCCAGCGGGATGCGGGCCATCTCAAAGACACCCGCTTCACTGCGTGCAGTGATAACTAACTCCGCACCATCAACCTTAATATTGTCAATGCCAGTACCTGCTGGGCCACGCACGATAGGCTCTGACGCACCAGCCACAGGGGCCACCATCGTCAAATCGACTTCCCCATCCGGCACAGCATCGAACATGACCGGCTTCAGCTTGAAAGACCAGCCGCCCGCCTGCATGCTGCTGAATTCTGCTTTCCACTGGATAAGGTCAGGCTCGCAGCCCTCACCACCAGCAGCGAGATACACACCCTCCCCGCCACGGTGCATGATAATACCGTCACTAATCCGACACTGGATAGGCGCAAGCACAAGGGATTCCGGCCCGTTTGGCCCAGCCCACTGCACCACATCACCATCATTAAGCAGCGGCCTGAACGTGACGTTGCCGTTTACTTTAATATGTTCTGGGTTGCGGTCTTCATCCCAGCTGTCAATGACCACTGCACTGACAGCACGCCGCACGCGAGTGTATTTCATCCACAACTCCTAAAAATTCCCTAACTGGGCCGAATTATGGAAGAAACAACACGTTGTCTAGTAAGACAACTGGCGCGCAGTGAACTCCGTCATCTGCGGCCCCGTACTAGACGGCCACCAATCATTAGCGCCCGACTTAGTAGAAGCAAATGCTTCCGCGTACACATAACAACCAGACTCTGGAATATTAGTCACAATGGAACAATTTAGCGTTTCATCCCAGCCAGTATTCCTAGAAGTAGTCACAGCTCGATCAATATAATTTCCCCCACCCGCAGGCATGACAGTAATTCGAATTGCAGTACTCGTGCCAATAACAGTATTGCCAGGAGGGAGAGTAACCCGAAGACGAATTTCCCAATCACCCTTTTCTAGGAGCCTAATACCTCTACCCTCGTCCACCGCTATTGATGAACAATTACGGATATTTCCACGCGCAGAGTTAAAGTTCAGAATCAGCCAAGTATTCGCTTCAAGTACGTAGCTGTCTCCTAAATACCACGAGCCATGATTCTGCAAGCGCATAAGCTCAAGTGCTCTAGTATTCGCTTCCGATGCCTTAGTGACAGATTGAATAGCGGAGCTGTTAGCAGAAGACGCTGCACGCAACGCCGCCACAGCCTTATTCGTTGACGAAATAGCCGTACTGTTCGCTTCTGTAGCAATCGTCAGCGCATTAACCGCATTATTCGTTGATTTAATAGCCGTACTATTTGCTTGATTAGCTGCTAATGATGCTTCGACGGCAGAAGAATTAGCTTCAATAGCCTTATTAGAAGCCGAAATAGCCCGAGAATTAGCAGCCGATGATGCAGACACAGCATCGATAGCCCGCGAATTAGCAGCAGAAGCCTGCGTCAACGCCACAACAGCCTTACTCGTAGAATCAATTGCAGCCGTATTAGCCGCAATCGCAACCTTACGCCCCTCCTCCGACGCTAAATCAGCCTCTTCAGCCTTACCAATAGCCGCCCGCGAATCACTAACAGCCTGATTAGCATCCGTCCTCGCAGAAGCCGCATCCGACTCCGCAGACAAAGCACGCGAGCGAGCATCCGACGCATCACGCAACGCATCCTGCGAATTCTGCAACGAATCCTTAGAATTCTGCAACGACTGCTTAGAATCCGCACGTGCTGCCGCTGCATCATCTAGCGCGCTATTAGACGCATCAACCGCTGCCTTAGCTTGCCCCTGCGCGTCTGTAGCTCGCTGCACTGCCTTATCGGACTCCGCCAGAGCCTTATCCGCCTGCTCACGTGCCGCCTGGGAGTCACGCAACGCCATAGCCGCTTCCTGCTGACGTTCACGCGCCTGGCGTAGCAAATCCTCCACCGTTTCCTTTTTCGTCATCGCTTCATTTAGCGTGTCGAAAAGGTCAGGACGAATACCAAACGTGTCAGCACGGGTGCGCGAGTTCTGGGGGTTAGGGAACGAGCCACCATAATCCAGCGTGCGGCGCTCCGCTTCCTTATCTAGCCACGGGTCACGACCCGGATCCATCTCAACCATGCCCTACCCCCTAGGAATAATCCTGATTCACCGGCATAGCCATAAACGCCAACGACGCATTATCCCGCCAGAAATCCCAACCACCAATCGTGCCCCTAGTCTTCTTCAACACCACATAAATCGACGTAGCGGTATTCGCCTTAACAACACCCACGGCGTTACCAGGAGTCATGCGAGAACTAACAGCCGGGTAAATCTGCGTATAATCCTCACGCCGCTGATACGGCTTACCAATACCACGGCCAATAATGTCACCACGCTGCGCATTACCCACACGCACTTCCGCGTCATACTGCACACCAATAGGTGTTTCTACACGCAGTTGCCCACCAAGCACCACGGGGTGCCAATCAAACGGCAACCCAGGAACCGTATAAGACGCAATCATCTTTTCAGACACGTCACCAGAGCCAATAAGATTCTGGCTAACGCTATTGAAATCACCCTCACCAAGCACCCACGGGCCAATCGGCGCGAGCACATTACGAGGTGCCCACTTCGCACCATTCCACGTCAGGGCTTCACCCGGCACAGGCGGGCGCGTCATATCCACATCCGGGCTGTTAGACACATTCGATGCTGTTCCCTCATCGCCCTTTTTACCCGGTGGGCCAACCGGGCCTTGGGGAAGAACGAAATCCAGAACAAAAGTATCTTCCGTAGATGCGGACTGATTCACAGAAACAGCAGCATCACCACCGGGTCGCACGGAACCAATCTGCACACGGGGAGTAATGCCTGGTTCGCCACGCACGCCCACGAATTCAGGAATCTCTATATAGTCGCTACCGTTCCACACCCACGCGGAGCGAGAATTGGTGTCCACGTAGCATGCGCCTTGGTCTACCTCACGCAGGTTCTGGGGCAGCTGGTTGCGATTCGTGATGAGGTCACGAATCCACATCTGCGCACCAGCGTCACCCTTTTCACCCTTTTCTCCACGACGGCCACGCGGCAATTCTAAGAAAGCAGCTTCTGGGGTGACCTCAATAAGGGCACGCTGGGTGGATAACAGATCTTCGGTGTCCACCCACTTTAGGATAAGTTTCGTTTCGAGGTCTTTATAAATGGGCACGGAATCGGCCATGTTTTCGCGCTCCTATCAACGTGCGGCAAAATTCAATGCCCTAATACTCCCCCCGCCTAAACGTTGTCTACCTCTACCCACCCGTATCTTCTGTGTGGCTTCGCCGCCAGATAGAGAAAGACATAAGCGGGTCAAACGGAGGATCCCACGAATGCCGCACCGCCAATGAATACACATCACTAGCCCACTGCATCGCGTACTCCATCCACGACTGGATTAGTTGCCGCTCCGCCACTTCTTCTTCGATGCGGTCTTCGAGACGCTTATTCTCTTTCTCGTTGCGCTCACGCTCAATAGTCAGCTGCTGCTCATACCATTGGCGGTCACGCTTAATCATTCCCTCTAGGGATTTAATCTTGTCCTCGAATACGCGAACGCGGGTGTCTTCCAGTTGTTGCTCATGTTCAATTTGGCGGCGTTCACTATCCCTAAACCACTGGATTATGTTGCCAACACTGCGCCCGAACCAGCCTAAAGACTGGCCCAGCTTTTCCGTGTCTGCTTTAGAGAGAGTCTTAGCCCCAAACCATAAAGCAAGCACCACAGTGACGAATACACCCCAATAGCCCTCCGTGGGCAGGCGGTCTAACAGCTCGGGTGGAATCATACACCTAGCCCCTTCTAGCTTTCTGCATGACCTTTGTACCCCAGGCGAATAGTCCCCAGATGAGTGTGGTCATGGCAAAAGATGATGGGGTGCGCCAGCCGTCCAGTGGGAAATGCTCGATGAATTCAGAAACAAAATGGTTGAGGTGTCCGCCCGTTGCGGCGATGAATGCGGCGATAATCGCCGCGATGGATGCTAAGAAAATGAGTCCAGTGTATTTGTCAGACAGTACGATAGCCCCCACGCACAGGGCACAAAGCAGGGCGATAAGCACCCATGCTACCCCGCTAGGCGCGTGGGATTCTGGGGCGGTAAGGATGTGCCTAAACTCTTCCACAGGGGTCATTCGGGTAAGCATCTTCACGGTCAGCCCCCACGTGATGCCTGAGTACAGCACCACAAAGCATAGGCACCCCGTTATGATTACCTGCGCTCTACGGAATAGCATGCCAGCGGCAACTACTGTAGAAGCAATCAGGAATAGGACGCCCCAGTAGTGAAGTGGCATTGCCTGCTCTACTACTGTCAATGATTGCGTCACATCGGGCCGGTCGCCGGTGATGTAGTCTACCCCGCGATTCGCTCCCTGGGTGGTAAACAGCCCCAGGATGACAAAGGAAATAAAGGTGGGCATGCCTGGTTGCCAGTCGCCCTGCTTTCGGGCAAGCCAGCTGGTGCGGTCGCGGGGAAACTGCATGATTATTCTCCGGTGGGGTAGATACCCGGCGCGGTTTCGTCTTCCGCGTCCGTGTCTTCGGTTGGGGTTGCCTTTGGTAGGGTGACCAGTTCGCTTAGGTCTGCCAGCTGGCGTTGAATCTGGTTCAGGGCCGCGTCATTCGACCCGCTGTTGATAGCGGCGTTGAGTACGTCTGCTTCCGTGTTCTTATCGTCACTGCCCCTGTGGGTCTTAGTGCCTGCGAAGACTAGGCCAGCAGCTGCCAAATAGGCGGTGACGCGCTCACCCGTGGATAGTGCGGTTTCGATCTGGTCTTCAGTTACCCAGCCAGCAGTGACGGCTACGAATAGGACGATGCCTACTACGTAGTAGACGATTTTGCGTACGGGCCAGTCTGCCTTGTTGATGTTGCTCATTTACTTGTCCTCCGTGGTGTTTACGCCCGCCAGTTTGGTTACGGTGTCGTTGAGTGCGGATACGGCTTCGATGAGGGATTGGAAGCTGTCGGATAGGTTCTTGAGTGCTTCCTCTTGGTGGTTTTGCTTATCCATGGTCAGGGCCACCATCTCAACGAGGGTGAGTCCCTTACCGTTGGTTTGCTTGTCGTTGGCTACCTTTACGAGGTGGTTAAAGTCCCAGCCGTTGTAGGTTGGTTCGCCCTTTTTGTTGGTGCCGTAGCCTACGAATTGGTCTAGGGACAGTTTGATACGCTTCTTGTCGATGTCGGACAATTCTGGTTCCTCTTTTTCTACCTGTTTGGCTGTGTGTGTTCCGTAGAACAAGTCTTTGAGCTGTTGTTTGTTGCCACGGAATGCGTTTACGTCTACGTCTGCAAACCCGGCAACTTCTGCCTTGCTGCCATACTGGAATAGCACGGGCTTTTGGTTTCCTAGCGGGTAATTCCAGTAGCGGGAGTTATTGCCGCCACGGGCCGCGTAGACCTGGGCGGGGTTGCCGTCAGGGTTTGAGCCGTAATGCGCCAGCCACACCTTTCCGAAAGGTGCGGTAGCTGGTTCCCCACCAATGGTGTGGCCCTCCCACCAGGGAATGTAGGAGTAGATGCCGATGACGCGCACACCACGGCGCTCAAACTCATTCTTGAATTCCTGCACGTGCTGCGCGGACAGGCCAGCGGCGGTTTCACAATCCAGCCAGATCGGGCGCTTGTATCCACCCATCACGTCCACGGAGGTTGCTACCTGCTGTGCAATAGTGCTGCCCTCACGAGGGTTGCGGCAATAGTGATACGCGGCAGTTACCAGGCCTGCTGATTCCGCGTCTTGAATGTGGGACTGGTAAGCCCAATCACGGTGCGTACCATCCGAAGTGCGGACGATAGCGAAGCTGATTCCCTCATTCGCGGCGCGCTTCAGCGACATGCCGTTCTGGAAATAGGACACGTCCACACCCAGAATATGGCCCTTAGCAGGTGCCGATGTGGGAGCTACAGCAGCCGGTTTAGCTACTGCCCCACCGCCAGGATTTTGTGCACCTTGCAAATACTTAGCGGGGTCTTGGTGAGCGCCACCCAATCGACCCGGCGCACCCCATGTTTCAAAATGCAGGTGAGGGCCGGTAGATTGCCCCTCGTTTCCTACAACGCCAATCTGCTGCCCTGCGCGTACACGGTCGCCCGCCTTGACTAAGATGCCGTCGTGTTTGACGTGACCGTAGATGAAATCCTTACCCACGGTTGCTTGGCAGTCGAGCCAAATCCAACTGCCGAATCCTGCTACGTTGTAACGCTCTTTACCTTGGACTACTACACCATCTGCCGCCGCGTAGATTGGCGTGCCGATAGGTGCTGCGAAATCTAGCCCGGCGTGGAACGTGCCCCAGCGGGAGCCGTATCCCGATGACACCTGATAGGTGCCCTGTTTCATTGGGTGATAAACCACACGCATCCTCCTAACTTTTCGGTTAGAAGAATGCGCTAGTTGGTGCGTTGTCCCAGCTACGTTGCTAGTCCGAAATCGCGCATGGTTTCGGTTACCTTGTTTACCTTGTCTGTGAAGTCAATGAACGGATTGCTGGTGTTCTTACGTTTGCCGATACGTGGGCTGATTCGCATGCGTTCATCGTGGTTATCTTTCACGGTCACGCCAGTGATGATGTCGGAAATAACTACGCCGGATAGGTGTTCTTCAAAGGTCACGCGGTCACCAATGCGGTAACCGTAGCGAATCTTGCCAGATTCATGCCGCTGGTCATCGCCCAATACTTTGGAGATGCTGTGCCCCATGGTCATGGTCACGCTCTTTCCTCCCTTTGAGTCCAGTAGTGCGCGTTCTGCCAGTGTGGATGTATCGAAGGTGAACGTGCCCGCGCTGGACTGGGTGAAGCCCTCACGCAGATGGAAAGGCCCCATTTGTGCCGCACGCTGCACGTCCGTCCTGTCGGTAAACGTCAGTACTGTATCTTCCATCTGTGATTTCGCCCAATTGCCAATAAAGCCGCCAGCGAGCGCGCCGGTTGGGCCTAATGCCGCTCCACCTATGGCGGTGAGAATGCCTTGTATAGCGAAGTCGATTCCGAGATTGATAGCTTCATTAACCCAATCATCGGACTTTCCACCCACTACTTGGCGTGCAGCGCCTGGGGATTTACCAGACAGGGTAAAAGAGTCCACCTCACCACTACGGGTGCTAAACCTTACGTGTGGGCGCTCACGCACCTTACGTACCGCCACGACTAGGCCCGGCTTTGTGGGTGGCTGAATAGGGTTATTATTCGGGGAAAAGACCTGATCAATATTCGCGTGGGTAAGGCGACGTAGCCGCTCATACGAATCACCATCCACCAACGGCACTACCTTGCCCTCGGGGAATGGCTGGCCCGGCCACCACATGCGGCACTCAACGTCATAGTCATACTGATTGAGGATGTCACGCAGAAGCGCATCAATATTGGTCATGCGGGCGGATAGGTCAATGTGTGGGGACTTATCCTCAATCCGCTTAGGTGGCATGACAATGTAAGCAGGTAGCCCGGAGCGGGCGATATTCTCGCTTAGGTAGTGGTACACCACGGATTCCAGCGGGCCGCGCTGGTGGTCACTTTTACCCTGCAAAGAAAGCGGAGTGCGAGTGTTAGCAAACGCCAGCACACTGCCCAGCTGAACCTTGTCATCAATCAGCGTAGCGGTCACAGTTTCGCGCCCTGGCTTGCCGGATGCTTCGAAAGAATCAACGCGCCCAGTCCACCGCCACCCATTAAATTCCGCTGTGACTGGCACTACATCGTGGTCGCACTGCATGAGACGCGGGGCCAGCTTATGGTTGGCAGGCACCGTAATAGTGCCCGTGCCAGCATTCAAGCCAAACTCCGCGTTCAACTCCACATCAATATAGCCAGGCATGCGGATACGTTGCGAGTAGAAATTGTTGTGAACCATAAGGTTCAGCGGGTTAGCGTTATACGATTCGTTGATGTTAGCTACCATGCTTGCTCCGCCCTAGGTGTGTAGGACACCTCAACCCTAAAGTTCTCACCCGGATTAATCGGAGTGATATTCAACGGAACCGTGTTACCCCTGTGCACACCACGTGGAGGTAATGGTTTCGTCCAGTACGTATCAGGGAATCGTGGCTGCAAGTCTTCTCCAGCAGAAGTCATAAACGATGGCCACAGTTCTTCTGTGTCAATCCAGTACCCATAGATGGGGTCTTTTCCTCCAAGTAGTTCTTGCTCCGTGCGTAGAGTACGCGGGTCAGGCAGATAAACTTCTTCTTTACCCACGCCAATAAAGCAACCGTTGTGGTCACCCATGACTGTCCACCTAAGCCATGCTGGCTGGTCGCCTAGATTGAGCATGTGGGCGTTACGGCAGGTGTAGCGGTCGAATACTTTTCGTTCTTCAAACTTCTCCCAGAAAGACCTGTCTGTCTTTAGAGTGACTAGCTCGCCAATCTCCCCCACTAGGCCGGGCCGCTGGTCAAAGTAGTTCACATCGCTGATGGATTCCACACGGGCATCAATCCACCAGTAACCCGATTCTTTCGACACGGCAAATAGGCGCACAGTATCCTTACCGCGCCCCAACGATTCACGCCACAGGGAATGTTGCCGCCTAGCCCACGCACTACTACGCGGGTCACTAACCCACACCTGAAGCGTAATCGTGGCCTGCTCATCAATAGTGCCCTTATAGATAGCACCATCCATACCCGTCACCGTCTGGTAATCATGCTTTACCGGCGCACCCTGTAACCCCGATGGCGGCTTATTCAACCGCACCGGCGAACCAGGCCCACCAAACCACCAACGAGTTTGATGATCCGCACCCATAAGGAAGAAACGCAGCAGGTCACTAGACTGGTACTCATCGCGCCCCTGCCACCGCAAATCAGTCTGAATTAAGCTCATAGCAGCACACTCCTCATAGCCATTCCTAGCTGCTTCTGTGCGTTATCCACTTGGCCTTGGAGGTACTTACGCGGGTCATTAATCTGAACCGGGCCGTTAAACACCGCACCCACAGCATTCTGTGCCTGGTGAACGGTATCCTGCGCGCCACGCCTAGTTCGATACGATGCCGCATCCATGTTCACGCCCAAACGCTCCGCACTGATAGAACCACCAGTGGAGAAGTCCAACTGGCCCTCCATTAGACCAGGCAGGCCGGAGCCGATGAGGTTAATCATGGACATGACATCAATGCCTAGGCGTTTGCCAGTTTCTGCCCAAATATCCAACGAGCGGGCGCGCTTATCGCTAGACAGTGGGATATACGCTTCTGGGCCAGCTTCACCCCACAGGACGGCAGAATCGCCCTCGTTAATCTGCGCCTGCCGCAACCCGCCTAGGATGCCGCCGTCTGCCATGGCAGTAATCTTGGCGTTCTTAGTGGAGTTGTATTTATCCAGGTAGCCTTGGGCTTCATTCATCTTGGTGGCATAGCGGCCTGGGAATGCAGAGCCTTGTACGCGCTGTGCGTGTGCGCCTGGGTCGCCTTGGTTGTAGTCCTGGTCATCTAGGCGGTCGTAGAACATGCCAGCACTCTTTGCTGGATCCATTCGGTCAGCAGTCGTGCCCCATGCTCCGTTGTTGCGCTGCTGGAAAAGGCCCACGGAATCGTGGTCGCTGCCAATCGCATCATGCGGGAAATTTAGCGATTCTGGGTCTGCGTTATTCGCGTACATCTTCAGGCCGGATTCCACAATGGCGGTAGCCAGAGCAATCTTAATGCCACGGTCTGTAATGCCACGTCGACGGCCCTCTTGGATAATCGCATCGGCATACTTATTGCCGCTGGTGCCGCCAATGCCCTTAGTGGTCATGGCGAGGTCACCATACAAGCTATCCGCGTCGAGAGTGTCGATCTTTGCTTCCAGCTCTTTCTGTTCCTTTTCGAGCTGCGCAATCTTCGCTTTAGTGTCCCTGACTTTCTTTTCTGCCTTAGCTACTGATTGGTCAGCTGCTGCCTTTTGGGAATCGGTAGCGGTCTTATTGCCGTTCTTGTCAGTCTTGTTGTAGACCTCATCGCGTTTCATCTTCTTGATGCGCAGGTCTTCCTCGGCAAGCGGTAGGTCTTCGCGGGCCTTAGCTAGTTTCTGCTTGGTGGATTCCAGGCTGTCATTGGACTTGTCTAGTTCTTTTTGGGCCTTTTCTAGTTCCTTGTCTGCGTCTTGCTGGTTGGCCTTGGAGTACAGGCCGATGACTTGGCCCCATGAGACAATATCGTCTGCCATTGGGGTGCCGGTCTGCTTGGAATACAGCGCGGCCATGAG